GCTGGATGCGTTGTTGCTCCAATTGGGCCTTCATCTGCTCCTCCTGCATCTTAGCTTGGCTGGTAACCTGAGCCACCTGCGCGTTAGCCTGTGCTTGGAACTGAGAGTTTTGCTGGGCCATCTCCTGGCGCTGCTTGATGCGCTTCTTACGGCGCACAATCAGCAGTCGCTCGGCCTGGTCGATGTCGCGTAGCTGGCGGATAGCCATAGCGTCCTCGATATCCAGTTCACCAGCAGCGATAGACGCTTGGATATTCTGCTCAAGGTACATACGGTCCACCTCGTTCATATCCGTCACCACACGTACTCCGAAGTTGTACATCGGAAGCTTAGCAAAGCTCGTCAGCACAGCCATATTCTCGCGTCCAATAGCCGTTTCGTACGCTCGGTACAGAATAGACTTAGGAGGGAGAATTTGCAGGCACTTGACAACGTCCTCACACACCTTACGGTAAAGAACCATAGAGGCGTTAGTGATGTCGTATAGAGCGTTGTTGGCTGCTGCCAGTTGCTGCTGGCGCACGCCAACTAACTGATCGCCTTTAGGACTAGAACCATCCATCACCTCATTGATGCCCGTAGCATCACGAATCATACGCAGTGCGTGGTTGTAGATGGTGATGAGCTCGTTGATATTGCGAATGGCGTTGTCCAGCGGACGGATAGGCGGGTTCTGGAAGCTTCCATCTGGGTTCTTGCTTCGGTAGTAGAACACACCAGTTTGCTCGTAGATGTCTTGGATATCCAAAGGCTGGAGTTCTCCACCACGTCCGAGCTGTACATTCTCAAGTCCCTCGATGTCTACAATCAATCCATCAGGCTTAGCCTTAGCGATAGACTGTTGAAGCTTCAAGTGGGTAATCTGGATCTGATCAGCAAATCCGATAACAGAACTTACCATTGACTTAGGAATCATCCGGCGCATATTAGTAGCTACAGCACTGTAGCTCATCCGGGTGCGAGTCAAATCGTGTACGTTCTTCGGGATGTTCTTCTTTACTCCGTAGTCAAAGATGTACTCCGTGCCTACAATGAACTTACCTCCGTAGAGCGTCTGGTTCTGCATATAAACAGCCTCACGATCGTATACGCTCTGCTGCGGCGCGTTGTACTTGTGGCCCTTGAAATAGAAACCTACGTTGCCAAAACGAGACTCCTTCTTCTCGAAGATGATGTTGTCTACGCTTACGAACTCGAAGTCCATCACGTCAATGGTGTACTCGTCGTATCCGTAGTAGTAACGCTCCATACCCACGTCGTACTGTGAGTTCATAAATCGGTTAGGATCGTTACCAAAACGATTCATAACCGTACGAGCCATATTCTCGTACTGAGCCTCCGTGAACTGATCGCCAGCAAGACGCTTGAGCTCAGCGATGCTCATACGCTTCATATGACCTGCGTAGGTGATGTCGCTAAACGTGGGGTCGTCGGTGAAGCTGTGGATGAAATATGCAGGATCCACATATTCCTCTACGATTCCGTAGTTAGGATCGTTGCTGCGCTTGACAACAGCCATACCGCAGGTAACGAGGTCCTCTACGTTGCGACGGAAGATCTTCTCGTCAAAGTCATTCCAGCTCAGCGTAAGGTTCGTACCAATCTGAGCGGCAATCTCGGCCGCAGTCTTCACGTTGGTCTCAAGGAAAATTTCCGCCTCTTCAGCAGTATCAGGTAGAGCGTCCGGGTCAACCTCAGTACGCAGTCCGCTTTCCTTTGCTTCCTTCAGTACGTCCTTGTTCTCGATGAAGATTTTGACCTTGTTCTTTTCGATGTCCTTCTCGCTGCGGCTCAACGGATCAATAGCCTCGAGGTTAGGATAGAACTTAGCCGACAGAATCTTATTGACTACAATCTTAACGAACTTAGGAACGATGGGTACCGGAGTCCAGTCAAGGTTTACCAGTGATCCGTCTCCGTTGTTCGGGTCAAGAGACGTAAGGATTTGTTTGTAGATAGAGGTGTCTTGCGTACCGTTGGCGTAGTCTCGTGAGATTTCGAATTCCTTCCAGCGCTTGCTGTAAAGTGAGCCCTCCCACTGGGCACTACCCCACTGGCCGTAAATAGCCTTTGCATATTGCAGGCCGTATCCTTTGCTAGCTTTTACCTCGTGGGAAGCTAGCGGATCGGGGAACGTAGAATCGTATCCGTTGCTTTTAACTGAGTATTGATCCATTTATCGCAGTTTATACACAAAGGTACAAGTTATCTTAGCGCGTAATTTCCTTACCCTTGCGGAAGAAAACCTTGTCATTGAAGTCCACCTTCTTGACTTGCTTTACTTGTTTTTGTGCTGCGAGAAGTGCTAATCCAGACGAAATCGTCAAGTCAAACTTGGTTCGGTCGTCAATCTTAAAGTTAATCCAGTCCTCCAGTGTTCGGCTAAAATACATACGCCCGAAATGACCGGTCTCGTTATTTATACCTACGTGGTCGTGGATGTACGCCTCAATTGCCTGAGCGTGAGCTTGGATTACGTCCTGGCTGTTTGATGGGATGCCTTTAGTTTTTACGCTAGTCTTCATCGCAGTCGTTGCTAAATGTGCGGGACGATCCATTAAATATTCATCGTAACCTCTCGACTCAAAGTACCGGGCGATCCCATACTTGTTGTTTTCTATCAGCACAGGGTACCCATAAAAAACAGCAGCCATCAGCACATCCTCGTAGAAGATTTTTGCAAGTGGCGGACGGCTAGCATATTCCGCAACGAACATATTCGCCGGATGCTCCATCGAAAACTTGTTGTAGATATGGCAAGCGCCCTTCGATGCCCGGTTGTCGACCGTGGCATCAAGGTCGTAGGAGTCAACACCCATTACGCCAAACGCAGAATTAGGGGCTACTAGCTTATTGTTCTCGGTCTTTCGTTTGTTTCGAATGTCCGGAGGAGCAAGCCAAGCTACTCTCCAGCGCCCGTTTGGATCGGGCGCAAATACAACCTCCGTGTCTGGCTTGCCATCCTTCCACTGGAAGTTTCCAATTATCACAGGATTCGGGTAAAGCTCTTCGTTGTGTTGAATCTGCTCGTAGATCTTCTGGATGTTGAACAGCGATGACTTCGTTGAGTCCCGGAACGCCTCGTCTTCAGTAAAAGGAAACTGTCGGATGATTTCGTTGAGCTCGTAGCTGTTGTTCTGTTGGCCCTTACGCTCGTTCTTTAAGAATGTACGCGCTCCAATAGATGTAAACGTACCATCTTCCGTCATTACTGGCTGCTCGGGATCTTCAATAATCGGCATACCATATTGGTCAAAAAATCCCTCCAATGCTTCATAAGCTGGAATAAAGATTTTATATAGACCACTTTTGGTACGTCCGTTCTCGTTGCGATCGTTCGGGTCCGAGTCATAGTACAGGTCCCGGAACTCACGGCCGCCTTTGTCTAAAGGGTTTACCGTAGAGCCTACCATTGCCTTTCCAATTACCCGGCGACCAACGAGCAAACAAGTTCTGTGGATACGCCAAACCTCACGTATGTCGTTAGGATTCAACCACTTACCAGCTTCGTCGAGAAATAGCATATGGGTCTTGCTACCGTCGTATGCGTTGTTCGTCGTATTCTTCCAGTTAATGATGGTGTCGAGTGCCTCGCCGCGGTGAGAAGTCTTGTTCTTCTTGGTAATTCTCTTTGCTGGCTCCCGGAACGCAAGCTCCATACGTGGGTTTGTGGTACCGTCAAGAATCGGCTTGAGGAAGAATGGATAGCTTCTGAAGATAGGTACAATCTTTGAGCCGAATACAGCCTCTTGAGCGTCAGTACCCGTCTTGCTCATAATACCCAACAGCTTTTCCGTAACCTGTGAGCCTTCGTCTACCAACGTAGCAGCGCTCATATTGGTATATCCGGAGCGTCGACACTTGGTGTATATCTGTCCAAGTGACCGAGGATCAGCCTCGCACGCTGCAAAGTGTGTGAACAGTTTTCTCTGGAAGTCTAGATATCCCGGATATCCGATGTCGATTTTGCTCCACTGAAGAAACATATAGTGGTGTCCGGTGATGTAGGTGGGGGTGCCTTTGTTCATAAACCAAAGGCCCTCCCTCCTGCGGCGGAACTCTTCCTCAATGTACGGGCTCCACTTCTGTTGAAACTCACGCGGCGCCTCGTACCAGTCGTCCATACTCTGGATCTGCTGAAGTTCTCGTGGCATATCCTCGCGTACCCACCGTTGGTTCACTTCGGGTGAACTTGCGTACAGGATATCCTTTGGCATAGCCGGAAGCTGAATAAGGATAGACTCAATCTCAATGATGGGACCTTCCGACCCATTGGGACAGATGTTCACCACCTCTTTGCCGTCTATCATCTTCAGCCCAGCCATCACTTCTTAGCCATTCGTTCTGCAAATCCTCCCTTGAAGTCCTTCTCCTCCTCAAAGCCACCGGACTCCTCCAAATCACCAATCAGCTGTTCTAGCTTCTGGCGCTCCACAATGAGCTCCTTGCAGGCCAGGGCTGTATCCTTGATGGCCTGAAGCTCCGCCTTGCGAGCAGAGCCAGTAAGTTCTGGGTCTACCGGCTTGCGGATCTCCTCGGTCATATTCTGGATGGCAGCCTCCATAGCGGAGATAAGGTTCTTCGCAGCGTTTGCTGTAGTGAACTTTACTTCTTTACGCATAGCAGGTGGTGAATTTGCATACGCCACAGCTTGCGCCCGTTGATGTCCATCTCATAGTCAGCATCCTTAGCAAAGAACACCACGTCGCCAACAGCAAGACCTTCTGACTCCAACCACTGGCTGCCGTACACAATACGTCCCCAGCGCTTCTCTGGCTCCTTAAACGTAACTAATTCGATAACATCGCTCTTAAGTTCAGGCTCAACCTCAACTGGCTCAAGGAATACCCAGTCAGCTACAGCAATCAGCGTTCCGTCTGGCTTCTCAATCAGGTAGGCTTGGTTAGCGCTACCGCCAAATTGGTCGTAGTTGACGCGGTAGATCTTCTCCTTTGGGTCAACAACCTGCGTGTCGTTAAGTGCAACGTGGTGGTGGTGGAACACATAGTCTCCTACCTCAACCTGACAGTCAAACTTAGCTGGAACACCAACAACCTTAGCCTTCATCGTGCGATGCTGGAACTCGTTGTACTTGGTGTCTACGTACAGTTCGGTCTCTCCGACCTTCATCGTCTCATTGACAGCCGATGGGATGTGTACCAAGATATGGTATAGTGGTTTCATATGAAGTAATTTAAATTAAGTTGTAAGTCGGTTACAACTAGAAGTTGCAGTCGTACTCTACGATCGTAGGCATACCCTCGATAGACTTCCACAGCATAATACCGCTATCCTTTTTCAGATAGATAAGGTAACGACGTTCGCCGTGGTTATGTAAGTGCTGTCCATCGAGTATGATGGAGTTAATCTCTCCATCGCCAGCCTTTTGACCAACATAGTAGGCCAGGGCTTTTAGCGGATCAGTTCCCGCAATGATTTTACGAATAAGGTCCATTTCATTTAATTTAGATTTAGCCAGAAGTCAGGGTTAGAAGTGTCTCCATCTTCATCGTCATCGTCTTCCTGGTAAGATGTTGCAAGATACAGTAGCAAAGAATTCATCTCTTCCGTAGAGTCGACGTCGATGGTAGAGATAGACTCAACCACGTTCTTTCCTTTGTGCTCTCCGGTTACAAGACCTACCGTGCCGATCATCATAAAATCATCGTACACGCCGAGTTCTTTAGCCTTCTCGGCAATCTCTTCGAAGCTGTTCCGCGCAAAGATGAACAGCTCTACCCGTGCCTCTTCCTTAGTCATACTAGAGCTTGCGGAAGTGAAGGATGGTGTATTGCTCTACAACTACGTTGCCAGCACCTTCCGTAGCAGTAACAGAGACAACGTCTCCAGAGTTTAGGTTAGAAAAGGTTAATTCTGAGACAAAGTGTCCACCTATAGTCTTAAATTCTGTCTCTGATATGTTTACAGTAACACCGTTAATGTTAAACTCAAAGACAACAGCTGAACTAGTAGCAGCCGTAGTGATTGCAGAAGCAAGGGTGATTTGGTAGATTCCGCCATCAGACAGGATGGTTACCGAATCGTTTGTCCCACCATATACAGAGGTGAGCTCAAAGTAGGTAGAGGCGTCACCAACTTCATTGGAATCAGTTCCTGTCGTACCAATAGGCTGGAACTCCAAGTATTGTGCTACGCCAGTTAGCGTTAAAGCTGCACTTGTACGAGACACAAGCTCCGGGGCTGACTGGTATCCGCCTGGGTTAATTACCCCCTTAAGGGTAGAGTAATCAATACGTCGCCAAGAAGAAGTACTTACGTCCCAAACAAGAAATCGATCACCATTGGCAATGCCTCCAATGTCAGAGATAGAAGACGGGTTGTCAAGGCGAACCGTAGAGCTGGTGATAGCAAGCGGCAAGGTAGCCGTAGTTACAGCTCCACCAGAAAAAGCTCCTGAGTTAAGCGTACGCTTTACTACCTGATTGGATGCGTTGAGCAAAAGAACGTCAAGCTCGGTAGAGCCCGTAGCAGGAACAGTAGGGAACTCAAGGGTTCCGTTTACGCCAACCTTCGTGGTTCCAATCTGAAGCGCAGTGGTTACGCCGTCTCCAGACTCCACGTTCTTCAACGTAGTAGTGGCTGTGTTAGTAGAAAGCTTCAGCAGCGAAGCAAACGCATCTTTAACCTTCTGACCGCTAAGTGTTGCCATATTATTTACTTTTGCTACAAAGATACAATTTACTTCATTGGCTAAAAAGTTCAAAAAGAAGGAGGACCTTAAGTTCAGGGACTTCGCCTACCGCGACGAGCGTGGTGATCTGTCGTACAAGTACGTATGGCACGCAGACAGGTTTATCAAACAGCACTACGGGCTACAGCCTATGTACGTCCAGTTCCTTATCTATGCCTACGATCTGGAGTTCTTCACCATAGAATGGATGGCCAAACAGCTATCTAAGTCTTACAACCAGACCAAAGACTGGCTGACTGTCAAGATGCGCAAGAAGGGATTGCTGTTCGACTACTTCTCGTCTAGGGACGTCCATATACACCAGGATACGTCTATGTGGTTTCGTGATGAGAACAGATGGAACTACCGTAAGCGCTATGCGCTGACTCAGGAAGGTCGTATGATTGCCGATCGGTGGAAGGCGATAGCTTCAGGAAGAGAGAAGGTAGAGCTTGACTACCACCCAAGGGCCGAGAACTTTGAGATACCAGACAAAAAAGAAGGTCTTCCTATTGGTGGTAAGCTAAAGAAAAGGTTGCGTGGTCACGAGGATACCCCGCTAGGAAAGAAGCTGATAGCTAAAGCTATCGAGAATGGGATTGATATAAGCGAAATTTTGCCTCCTTCGAAGCTCCAGCGTGGGGAGTGAAATTACCGTCCTTGTCCGGCATAAGGTAGTAACGACCTTTCTCCATCATCCAGTGATGTCCTTCGGGTGCGTCCACCATTACGTGGGTCTGTTTCTTTTTAGCTTTCATCGCTTACGTTCTTCTCGTTTATCTGCACGATAGTTTTTCATAGCCTCGCGAAGATCTCTTCCTTTCTTCCAGCTACCGTATCCAAATCGCTCAGCAATACGTTTGTTTTTAAACTCAAAGGTTTCTCCACGCTCAATGGCTTGATCCAAGCTCTGCTCTTCGTAGTTTCCTTCTTTGTCTTTTGGGTAGATAGTTGGTGCTACAATGTAGCGTTTCGTTTTTCCTTCTCCGTCCTCCCATAGACCCATACGGTGAGTCTCGTTATTCTCTGTTGGCTTGTAGCCTTTTCTGAGATCTCTGGCACGCTTCTTCTCTCTGGCTAATCTTCCAATAGGAAGAACACCACCTTCATTATATTTTTTCTTAGCTTTCATTTGCGTACAACTTTAAGCTTTCCATCCTTCTCGTATACCTTCATACCAGCCTCCTCAGCCTGACGCTTCATTGAGTTGTACTTCTGGGTAACGGTCATCTTCTTCTTAGTCTTCATTTCTTAGCTCTATTACGTACTGCTGAGATAAAACGCTTCTCGTCGTGGTCGTAGTCCTTACCGTCTCCGTTGCCATAAGTGCCAGCCTGACGGTTCTTCTTGTTCAAGAACGCACGATATTGCTTGCGCTCACGAGTGGAGTGGTACTTCTTGTCGTACGCCTTCTTCTTTTCGTAGCTGTCGGGATTCTCGTCGTAGAACTTCTTAGTCTTCATTGCTGAGTTTGTTTAGCAATTGGAAGTTGCGAATTCCAACAACGGCACGATCAGCACTGACGCGCTTTACGCCACGTAGGTTTACCCCTCGCTTTTTTGCTGACTTTGCCATTGCTTGAGAATATAGCTCGTTAAGCTGTTGATAGAGTCGTGGAAGACAACACGATCGTAGATACCGTTGAAGTAGTCAAGGTAATGGTCACGAGGGATTGCAGCCCACTGGTCCCGGTACGGGCTGTAGTGGAACACGTAATCAATCAGTACCTCATTCCTCATCCTCGTAGAAACAAGCCTTGAACTTAAAGCTCGTAGGCGTCTTACCAGAAGCCTTTACAGCAGCCTCTAGCTGTTTCATACCTGAGGCCATATCCATAGACTTGATCTCGATCTCCTCACCTGACATCTCCTCCATCTTGCCTCCGTAGTTGTACTTCTTGGCTTTCATCTTACTTCTTCTTAAGCATCTTGAAGTCGTCTCCAGAGATCTTTCCGTCCTTGTTAGCGTCAAGCTTCACCTGTCCACCTTTGAGGTACTTCATCATTCCTCCCTTTGAGTACATCTTACCGCCTTTGCCGTAGCCCATATACTTGTACTGGTCTTCAGAGGTAGCACCAGCTACGTTCATCTTACCGCCACCAGCGTACTTCTTAACGGGCTTCTTGGCAACCATCATACCCTTAGCCTTCAGCTCACGATCAAACGCAGGAACAGCATCAGGATCAGCCTTCTTGAGTTGATTGCGCATCTCGGTCAGGTTCTCCATCTCACGAGCCTTTGCGTTTGCATTGAACTTCTGGTCAGCCGTCATAGGCTTCTTCTTCTTTGGATCCGGAACGATCGGAGCCTTGCCTCCGTTCTGGTAAACAGTCATCTTCGCTTTCATAACTACAAAGTTATTTATTTATACGGTACGTATTTTGTCTTACCACCCTCACGAACAGCCTTGAGGATCTGCTTGCGGTTAGCACCCTTGCGGTAACCTACGTGTACCCAATCAGGATTCTTATCTGTTCCGAACTCCCAGATCAGTTGATCGAACTCTAGGTTGTCCTTGATGAACTTGAACACATCAGCATTGGTAACACCATTACCGTGGCCATCCTGATCAAGGTCAAGCGCACGACCCAAGTTATGGTCCGAGGTAGAACTACCACCGATAGCCTTGTTCAAAGAAGCAGACCGGTACCCGCTACTAACAAAGATCGGCACACCAAAGTACTCACGTACCTTGTCGAACACCTCAACAGCAATAGTCTTCATATTCTCCAGATGCTCAGCAGTAGGCTCGTTGCTAATGCCCTTACGCTTGGCGGTATCACTCCGTGTTACCTCGGCTAATGATAGATAGTTACTTAGTTTCATAGCCACAAAGATAACAACACCACCAATAGCTGTTTTTACTAGGTACATTACGTGTACCCTTACAAATACGCAGAATAAACTCCTACTAATCTAGTAGGTATTTACATAAGTACCTGACAACCACACATATAAATCTACACATACCACTTGACTTTCTCGTCTGTAGACCTTAGCTTTGTGCTACGCTCTTGCGACAAGAGCAACGACTGAACACTATATCGCCTGACGCTTCTCATATACGAAGCATCACAAACATAGCCCGACGGCGATCTTGAGCCGAGGGCGTGTACAGTCAGGGGAGCTAGCCCTAAGGCGACAAGCGACCCGGACAAGCGATAGAGCAACGCAAACAGAAACCGCTTGAAAGCTCTGGCAGATGTCCTGCCCTGTCCGGTCTGTCCAGTTCCTACAACCGGACGGACAAAATCAACAGCAATCTGTAACGCTAGTTTATGTTCATATAGCTGTTTTCTACCCAGTTACAAAGATTGTCAAAC